CTAATGGCTGGAGCGATGTTCCAAGTCAGCAGCAAACTCAATGACGGCAGAATATTCGTCATTGGTGCAGACACTTTCGTGGATTTCAAGTCACATCTTGTTGATGTGCTTGGACCTGCGGGGGCAGAAGCAGTAATCACTACTATGGCAACCTCTATTGAGGGTGCTCCTATAACTGTCGAACAGGCAGTCTCTAATGTGCAGGCATCTATTCCTGCTACTGTTGTAGCGAATCAGACCTTCACTCCATCAACAGCACCAACAGGACGTACCTGTAAGCATGGTCCTATGCTCAAGAAGCAGGGAACAAGTGCTAAAGGTCCTTGGAAGGGCTATATGTGCCCAACACCTAAAGGAACTCCTGACCAATGCGATGCGGTATTCCTTCGCAGGAATGACGCTGAATGGAGTACATTCTAACCAATGAGAACCCTTGCCCGTGCTGTTGGTAGCGCGGACATCGGTGGTGAACCACTCCCTTCGGTGTTCCGTACTTTTGACGCTAACAAGATAGTTATTCGCAGAGCAGAAGTGTCGATGATTGCTGGTACTCCTGGTGCTGGTAAGTCGACACTTGCCCTGTCTATTGCGCTACGCGCAAAAGTTCCAACGCTGTATGTGAGTGCTGACACTAACGCGCATACTATGGCTATGCGCTTGCTATCCATGATTACCGGAAAGACACAAGGTGATGCTGAGCAAATGCTGGCATCCGGTGTCGAGGAATCACGGAAAATAATAAATGATTCTTCGGGGCATATCTTTTGGTCATTTGAGTCAGCACCAACGCTGGCTGATTTAGACCAAGAGGTTCTTGCATTCGAAGAATTGTGGGGCTGTGCTCCGACTCTTATCGTTGTAGATAACCTTATGGATATTTCTAACGATGGGGGAGAAGAGTTCGCGGGTATGCGCTCCACAATAAAAGAGTTGAAATATCTCGCAAGAGATACCAACTCCGCTATCCTAGTACTTCATCACACCAAAGAGTCATATGCTGGCAATCCGTGTCAGCCTCGAAGTTCGCTTCAAGGCATGGTTGCGCAGTTGCCAGCATTGATTTGCACCGTAGGTTCTAACGCTCCTGGGTATATCGCAGTAGCACCAGTTAAGAATCGATACGGTAAGGCAGACCCTTCGGGGGATACTGCCGTTTGGTTACAGTTTAACCCTGAAATCATGGACGTATCTGATATCCCTGATAGGTCCTAATGTCCAGACCTATATCAGAACTCAAACCGAGTTATGAAAAGGCGATGGATATCCGTGGTAATCCAACCACGGTGTGCATCTGTGGGAGTTTCGTATGGAATCTCAAGGTAGTATTCGCTGAGGATAATACCATTGGGATGTATTTTCTAGATATGGAGTGTGCTGACTGTGGAACACAGGCAACCGCACCCATTGAGGAGTAATAATGAAACTATCAACAGCATCAATAATATCCGCGATTGCAATATTTGCGGCAACCTTGCCCCACGGTGCGGGTGCGTGGCTCATCAAGACGACCCATTTGGAACCAATAGTCAAAAAACTATCGGCAGACCAAGTGGTGTTAGCAAGCCCCAAAAAACTCGCACAATCAATCGCACGAAAAAAAGTTAATAAAATGTTTGGCAAGAATGCTAACCGTGAATGGCAAGCACTTGTCAAGTTGTGGGGTAAAGAATCTGCTTGGAATTACCGAGCAAAGAATCCTCACTCATCTGCCTATGGTATTGCTCAAGTATTGGGCACACCACACGGTTCAACAATTGAATATCAAGTAAATATGGGACTCAAGTACATCGTTCACAGATACGACACGCCTACAAAGGCGTGGTCCTTTTGGCAAAGGAACGGCTGGTACTAAATGTCAAGCAAGTCCAAGATTAAAGGGTCACAAGCAGAACGTGATGTAGTTAAGTATCTACAGCAGTGGTTCCCGTATGCTGAAAGAAGGCTTGCGGGAGCCACTCTAGATAAAGGTGACATCTCCGGTATCAATGGTGTCTGCATAGAGATTAAGAACCATGCCAAAATGGATTTGGCTGGATGGTTAGCAGAACTAGAAGTTGAAACAAAGAACGCTAAAGCATGGACAGGCGTTGTGATTCATAAACGTAAAGGCAAAGGCAATCCTGCTGACTGGTATGCTACACTTCCGGTGTCAGTATGGATAGAACTTTTACGGAAGGCTATAGATGGAAAAGCCTGATATATCAGTGATTTTAGAGCATTACGGCGCCCGAGTACCGACTCGACATGGTTGGTTCTCTATGAAGTGTCCGTTCCATGACGATAGACACAACAGTGCTTCAGCGACAAGAGATGAGAATGCTTTCTGTTGTTTTGCTTGTCAGATAAAAGGCGATGGATATGCTATAATTATGTCACGAGAAGGGGTGGGATTCAATGAAGCAATCAACATCGCAAAGGGAATCTTTGACAAGAGCGGCAAAGTATTACCACAGCGCACTCCAAGAAGCAGAGGAATACCTCGCAGAGCGCGGCATAACAATGGAAGCAGCAACTCGAGCACGATTGGGCGTCGTCTTAGACCCGCTAACTGGTCATGAAGCGTACGTCAACAGACTGGCTATCCCGTATCTCACAAAGTCAGGTGTTGTTGACCTTAGATTCCGTTCACTTGGGCACGAAGAGCCACGATATATGGGACTTACAGGGGCAACGACACACCTGTACAATGTGGGCGCGTTTTTCCGTGCATCGTCATACATATGTATCTGTGAAGGTGAAATCGACACGATTACATTGGATTATATCTCCGGCATTCCAGCGGTTGGTGTCCCTGGCGTTAATAATTGGAAGAAACATTACACTCGGCTCTTATCTGACTTTGAAAAGGTTTTCCTTTTCTCAGACGGAGACAATGCAGGATATGAATTTGCTAAATCTCTTGCCCGAGAGTTGCCCTCTCTCATTATCATACAAGCACCCGAAGGCGAAGATGTCAACTCGCTTTACAAAAAGCACGGTTCGGACTATTTCAAAGAGAAGATAGCAGGTGCTCAGTAATGTTAATGCCCGATAAAAACGGCGATTTCTTTTGCAAAAAAGATAATTTCAAGACTAACAACTTGTTCATGTATATGGAACACTTTGGTGTTGAGTATGACTGGATGATTAAACTTGATAAGAAATATAACTTTAACTTATTTAAGTTTCTTGAAAGTCTAGCCTTTATGGCTGAAGAAAAAGATATAGATGGAATTTGGGAAGCAGTCCAAAGTACTACGTTGTTGATGATAAATGCTAGCGGTGAAGACCTTGATGTTTTTATCGAAGAAGCAACTATCATCAGCGAAACAGAGGACATGTTTGACCAAATAGAAAGGTTCCTGGATGAAAATTCAAAGTGAACCTAGTAAGTTTGAGTTATCTGTTTGGGAAACTTACGATGAACTTGCTGAACTTTTGTTAAGCAAGCACCATGACTACGGACCACGAAATATTTCAGATAGTCCTGGCGGTCCTATCAACGGACTAAGAGTAAGAATGCATGATAAACTAGCGCGTATCAATAACCTTGTTGATTCCGCTAGGAATCCAGAGCATGAATCTCTTGAGGATTCATTCAAGGATATGGCTAACTATGCAATCATTGGATTGCTTGTACTGAGAGGAAAATGGGAAAGTGATTAAGAAGTTTGGACCTTACAAGGGCAGCAAGCAAAATGGTGGAAGACCCATCTATGTGTTTAAGAAAAAGAAAAATGGTAAAACAGTTACCACATCGTCCAATAAAGCACGTGTAGATTATGAAGAGTCTACGGGTAAGTCGCTTCCTCGCCATAGAGAAGTAGACCACAAGAACAATAAGGGTCGTGCTGGCGATGACCGCAAATCAAATCTTCGTGTAGTTTCTAAGAGCAAAAACGTAGCGATGGAAAACAAGCGTAGAGCAAAGAAAAAACCAAAGCCTACTACTAAACGAAAGAAAAAGGCATGAGTCCTGTCAGACATCCAAGCACCTAGCCATGATGCGCGAGCGATTACGGCGCTACAAGACTTCGTGTATGATTTTGAGCCTGATGAATTGTACTGCGTAGGAGACGAAGCAGACAGTCCTGAACCATCACGATGGAACAAGGGCAGAGCAGGAGAGTATGCAAAAACTCTCCAGTCAGGATTAGACAAGACATCCGAAATAATGGAAGGGTTCAAGGATGTTCTAGGGGACAAGCCCTTCCATACAATGAGGAGTAACCATGGCGACAGAATCGACCACTACATTGACAAGTACGCCCCTGCGCTTGCTAGCCTCCGCGCTCTGGAATATGAGGAATTGCTCAGATACCGTGAACTCGATATTACGTATCACAATAAAATCTGGCAGTTTGCCCCAGGATGGGCACTTGCCCATGGAGACGAAGGAAGCCTTATACAAACTTCGGGCGGAACTGCGCTTAACCTTGCAAGACGTATCGGATTATCTGTCGTATGTGGACACACCCATAGACAAGGTATCCAACATTATCACGTCGGGTACAACGGAAGAATTAGTGCACGACTCTTTGGAGTCGAAGTAGGTCATTTAATGGATTTGAATAAAGCAGATTACTTGAGCACTGGTGCTGCTAATTGGCAACAGGGGTTTGCTGTTTTGTACATCCGTCGTACCAACGTTACCCCTGTTACTGTTCCTATTGTTGGTCGTTCTTTTACCGTGGAAGGCAAGACTTACGCATGGTAGTAGAAAAATATGAGAACCTAGTATCGTATATTGCTTATGAGTTTCATCGTAAGTATCATATGGTCGAGGCTTCTGATATTAGACAAGAGTTGTGGGTATGGTTCTTGTCGCATCCTAACAAGGTAAAGGCTTGGGAAAGTATAGATGAAAAACAGTCAATTAAACTTATTGCACGGTCTCTTAAGAATGCAGCAAAAGACTTCTGCCAAAAAGAGAAGGCAAAAAGGGTTGGCTATCACGTTGAAGATAATTACTATTATGACCGCCAAGTTTTGGAAATTCTTCTTCCTGCTGTCTTGCGTGGTGATTCTACTGCTCCTTCTATGGTTGATTTAGGGTTTACATCAACCCGTAAGGTAGCCTCAGAAGGCGGTAATTGGTTTGCCATGATGAGTGACATAGACAAGGCTATGAAGAAGTTGCCTGATGAACAATTTAATATAATTTATCTCCGGTTCGGTGACGGAGTTGACAATTCTGGTGTAGCATCTGAACTTGGTATCTCTGATGATGCTGCACGGATGAGAATAAACAGGGCTATGAACGCTTTGTTGAACTTATTGGGTGGTAAAAGACCACGGAGGGAACGGGATTATACAGAAGATGAAGTCACCAATTACGACAAGCGAGATAGTGAAGACGATGGAGACTCTAGAGAAGAATCTGACCTCCAAGAAGTGGATTGATAAACTAGAAGAAGATGATATTAAACTTCTAGAAAAGATGGTCGAGTGCAATAGAGTGCTTGGTGCTCAGGTACTTATTTTCGTGCAGTTACACGGCTATGTTTCCGGTCTTTTTAATGAAAATCTCATTATAACTGATGGGGCGGCTATGTCTGACGAAACAGAGAACGGCTATGACTCTAATCCCGACACAAACTTTTCGCACGAGCCGTCAGGTGAGGAGAAAAATGATTTGTAAGTCGTGTCAATGGGCAGGATTCGAAAACTCCATTGGTAAAGTTAATGTTGCAATAGAGTTGCACGATAACTGTAAAAATTGTGAGTGCCAGCATAAGGTCGGCGATGGTTGGGTAATAAAAAAGCCCCTACCGCCGAAACGGTAGAGGCTTAGTGTACGATTATCGTACAAGCGGTAGCATTACTCTGCTACGTGTAGTATGCCAAGACAGAAACGGCAAGTTTCTGCGTGACGTGCGCCTAAATAAACGAAACGTGTGCCACACGCTCGCATTATTAGACACGCGAACTCATTGTCATTGAGTTCTGTATCTTTTTGGCTCATGTATCCTTTCTAGGTCACATTGACCCACTTCATTGCAACGCGAAGAAGGTTGTTGTAGTCTCCTGACATAGATTCAGCGAGATACTCCTCCACTTCTTCCGGCTTTGCACCTTCTTTACGAAGGGCTTCCGATACTCTTGCCATGATAGCAAAAGCGTTGCCATCTTCCCCCGCTAATTTAACGGTGGCGTTGGCATACTTAGCCATTTTAGCCATTGTTTTACTTTCTGTACGATTATCGTACGGTCATAGGGCAATAGCCAGCATTATGCCGACTACTGTTAGGGTCATGAGGGAAGTCCACATGATTAGCGATAACTGCTCACCGATGGACTCGATAAAGTAGTTATCATCATCACTCATCAGACTTTACTCCCTCTGTTAGCATGGAAAAGATACCACTATCGTAGGTATCTGTCATGTGTATCGGTGTTATACCGAGTTTCATCTGCAACTCACGTCGCTCTTGCCAATCCTGACCTGCCCAAATTCCGGCTAGACCAGAGTAAGAGAGAGCGTATGAGCGACATTCCCACAAAGCAGGGCATTCTTTACAGATAGACCTAGCCTTCATCGCTTCCGGTGTTCTTGACCATTGGCGATTATTGCCAGCCACCTCCTCAGGAAACCACCACTCTGCTGGATAATCCTCGCATGAAGCCTTTTCTGAGAAGTGTGGCATGTGATTATTTATCATCGTCCACCTCGCTGTACGATAATCGTACAGCACCTACTTTAGAGAAGGCGCATGGTTGGCAGTATGCGTAAGTGCTATCGTCGTGTTTTGGCACTAATAATGCCACACCACACTTATAGCACTCACGTTGTACGTATGTTGTTGTCATTTGTCTCTTTCTCTAACGGGAGTTGTCCCGCTAGGGCACGATACTCAATGGCTTTGAGTATCAGGGCAGTATAATCGCTTATCCTGCCCTCCGCCATGGCTTTTTCAGCCATAGCGGAAATCATCTCTGCTCTCTTACTGTAATAGTAAGGAGTTGGCGGAACAGGTTTCCACTTAGCCACGATTAGAAACCGCCGCATAGACAGGCTCGATGACCGTAGGTGATGTCATCAACTCTGCCCATTGTTGGGCTGAAACTACGGTTGGAAATAGACCGTAAGTTATCTGTGGGTCGTTGCAACGTACCGAGTAACCAATGACCCACATGCCAGGAATAATCTCTACCATACTTGCCAACTTCCGTTAGTTAAGTGTGAGTTAAGCGTACGATTATCGTACACTTTGCCCCCTTGGAAGCACAGGCAATTAGTCTTGTAGACAGAACACATGAAGCATGAGCCACACGTGCTACAAAATGAATCCGTGCCTGTCTTGAGAGATTCCCAATACTCTTGCACGTTTTCACAAACCTGGCACTCTAGCCACTCCGTATCGTCGCCGCTTTCTGAAGTGACAACAACGCCGTTACTGAGTTTGTAACTCTTTGCATACCAAGATTCTAGGTAGCAACTGTTATTTGACCACCACACGCCGGAGGCATCTGTCATGCCTTTTTCTTCGTGCAATAGGTATAACTGATGATTAGCCTCAGGATTGACGGTTAGAATTGCAACCTTCGAGCCTGTGGTAAAATCCTCTAGCATGTTCCACACTTGAGGATTGTCGAGAGACTTAACACCGCCGATAGAGGGTAGCAATTCTTCGGCAAAGATACGCGTATCGCTACGCTCATCTTTCTGCCTAGTCTCGACTACGTTGATAATGCCATTGTGAGCAAGGTAAGAATCTTTATCCTTGCCTACCATAAATGGGTGGCAGTTATCGAGCGTGTTAGAGCCGTGAGTGGCGTATCTAGCGTGCCAAATAGCGTAGCCTTCGAGATACTTACCTCTGTCGTCAACGAACTTGTTGATGCACTCATCAGCGTTCATACTCCTGAAGGTGTGGATACGCTTCTCCTTTGGAATCGCTATCGCGTAGCCGAAACCGTGAGGATTATTGAGTGCCGAGTTTTCCAACTTGTCACGTGAAGGAATTACGTTAGGCGGTACAACGCATAACATACACATAGTTATTGCCTTTCTGTACGATAATCGTACGGTTACTCTACTGCCATCTCATTGTTGAGAGTGGCAACCATAGCGTCGTGAAGGTACGGATAAGTCTCCATGTTCCCATGAACAAAAGAGGAGAAAGCCAGCCATGACAAGGCTTTATTCTTGCCATTGACCTTGAGGTTGCGA